CGTTGAAGTACGAGACAGTAACCCTAGACGCACAAACCGAGAAGTTTGTAGACTCTCCGGCCACACCAGCCGCGAGCGGGACCCTTATGGGTGAGTCTGCAGATGAACTCGATTGGGAGGGTAACCCACTGGTCATTACGACAGAAAACGCCAACAACACCGGTGTGGAACCGGCGGATGAATATCACGACCAGCCTATCTATGCGATGGGCGACGATACCGTTGACCACACCTACCCGCCTGAAATGGCTGACGAATACTACCTACCTCAGGAAGTGTTTTTCGACCCCATTCTCGCGGAAGGTCCTCCCCCAGAGGACACGGGGGGTATCGAATTTTTGGTCAATACCCCCCCCCCTCCCGATCCGGATATCGACGGTATCATCCTATTAGATGGCTACGGAGCTATCGAAGTAATGATCGACGACGACATTCAGATTGTCCAGGTTCCGTTGAAGAGCTCTGCCTATAGGGTTTATACAGGCGAGCGCAACAAATCTGGAAAAAGAAGTGCGAAATATACTAAGCTTATGACGGCGCTTACGCGCTCGATTTTATCGCTTAGCATGTTGGTAGCAACCATGGGAGTCTCTTTTACGAGCGGCTCCATCCATTTTCCCTCGAACGAACACGGAGGTCAAATGGATACTGATTGCTACCAACCAGGCAACCAATCAGCTGTGATGCTGGCCCAGATAAACAAATGGGCTTATGATTGGCCTGAAGCATATTTCATCAACGAAGGCCCAGACGAGATTGAGCATGATGCTCTCTTGGATGTGGTAGTTGATGGATTGGAGGAGACTATCCAAGCCAGGGTCGGACCATACGAGGGAGGTAAAAACAATAGTATTAAACATGAGAAGTTTTATACTAAGCGCGAGCCTCCTCCTACCAGACCTGCCGAATCCTATTACTACACTTACCAGAGTCTGTCGTGGGATTTAGATACTGCCATGAATAAAATGTATATTCTTGGCTTCACTGATGTTTTTCCGCCTTTTTGGGCTATGGTAAACGTATTGTCAAAGATATGGTTTGCTTTGCTCAAAGTCATGGCGTGTAAGATAGCTGGATGCATTTACGCGATCGGACCAATTTGTTTCGACTGTGTGTGCTACTGTGTAAAGAAAGCAGTAGTTGCGATTCTGGCTAGGGTGATGGATGCGATGTATTCCATTAGCTACAGTGATGAGGACGTTCATATTCAGATGATAAAGACAATTGGTAATGTAGCGATAATGACGCTAATGATCATGGCTGCTTTTCTTGTCATTGGATGGACATGTAAATTGTTGTACATGATACGTAAATCAATTTACGGTCTTTGGTATGGTTTATGGTATGGATATACTTGGTTAAAGATGGAGTTGTATTACACGTTGTTCTTTATTGAATATCAGCAATTGATGTACGGAAAGATCGTACGCAACTTGCCTGAAACAGCGAGTGAGTGGCAGACTCCGGTGATCAAGAAAGCGGGAATAGCTGAGAAGAGTTATTCTCAAGAGGCATCAATACCAGATAGTGAAATCTATTACCATCTGAAGATGGATGATAAAATGCTTCGTTCGCAAGTAATGTTGTACTACGAGAGGGTCGACTATGAAACGAACGAAAAGAAGATGATCCCTGTTGGACCTGGCACTTACGTAAAATATAAGTGCAGAGACGGAATCTATATGAACTTCTTACAGACGGCAGCCCACACGGGTGACAAAAGCTCGCATTTTTCAGCTGCGAACACAGTTGAAGCGGGAAAGACCGTGCAGAGGTTCTGTGCATTGCCCGAACCAGTACTCATGTGCAAGTATGCTCATGGAGACGACACCGACGTCGCTAGTTATATAATTACCGGGCAAATGGCTGCTTTAGCGAGTGGCAGAGTCGATGCTGGGCAGTATCCCCAGTTACAGCCGATTGAGAGCTGTTCCAGGAATGGTAGAAATTTTATAACTTCTACTGGTCCTTGTTCTAATGTTTGGGTCAATGGACTCAAAGATGGAAAGATGGCATGGTCTACAGGAAAAGTAGTTGATCGTGTCACCAACAACTGGGCCCACGGCGCTCATATGGCATCTACCTTACCTGGCTTCAGTGGAGGTGGTGTGTTCATAAAGAAAGAAGGAATACCGTATTTCGCGGGTATCCATCTTGGAGCACGCGACAGTGTGAATTATTTCGTAGTGGCTGAGGCTATATACGATTATTTCGCTGACCGTGATTATATGGATCATGAACATGATCCTGAAAATAATCGCGGTGTTTACTACGGAACTAAACGAGTCATCAACGATGATGGTGAGGTTCTGGGTGAACAAATTGAGATCAAAGGAAGTAATGTTCAAGAGGGCCTTAGCGGTTCTCAGGGCAAAGGTTTCAACCGTAAATACGGCGACGCTGGGAGCAGAAACGATTCTGACGCCAGAG